CATCGATGTTCGGCAAGATCGAACTGCCCTGCTCAAAGAGCAGGAATGATCGAGCGATCGAGAACTACCTCCAGTGTGAGCAGGAAGTTAGAGCTTCCGACAGCTCCCTCGATCCTCGGCATGCCGAGGACTACGAGAGGGCCGGAAGGACCCTGTTCGCTGAACTCTTCTCCGCGATAGACCTGAAGGTCTATAAGGGAGAGCTCGTTCCGCGACATGGGCCAGGTGCCACTGCTGATCGTCTCACCGGGAACCGGAAATTCGATCAGACGGAATGGCCCCTCCGTCTTGAGGAATACTTTCCAGCTGGGGAATTCATATTCCCTAACTGGAGTTGGTATTCCGAACTTGACGGAATCAACTTCCTCGAACCTCGGGACGAGCGACCCGTAAGGGTAACTCTCGTTCCGAAGACGCTCAAAACGCCTCGAGTTATCGCCATCGAGCCTACGGCAATGCAATATTGCCAACAGGCGTTGATGGAGGTCCTCGTAGAAGGGATCGAAGAGGATGACTTCCTCTCGCCCTTCATCGGATTCACGGATCAAGTTCCTAACAGGGAGCTTGCCCGGGAGGGTAGCCTTTATGGCAACCTCGCTACACTCGACTTGAGTGAGGCATCCGATCGCGTCTCGAATCAGCATGTACGTAACCTGCTCTCTGCTCACCCCCACTTGCGTGGGGCCGTGGAGGCCTGCCGGTCACGGAAGGCTGATGTGCCTGACCACGGCGTAATCCGCCTGGCCAAGTTCGCGTCGATGGGTTCAGCTCTCTGTTTTCCGATGGAAGCAATGGTCTTCTTGACCATAATCTTCGCTTCAATCGGCAGAGAGCTCAACATGCCCGTCACCCGGAAGCTAGTCAATAGTTTCCGAGGTAAGGTGCGCGTTTACGGGGACGACATTATTGTCCCTGTAAACATGATGGAACCGGTTGCCGCTGGGCTCGAAGCTTTTGGGCTCAAGGTAAACAGCAGCAAGTCTTTTGGGACCGGCCGGTTCCGAGAGAGTTGCGGTGGGGATTACTACGCTGGCGTCTGGATCACTCCAGTCCGTGTGCGTAGTCTGTTCCCCAGGCAACCGAAGCAGGTCACTGAGGTTGTATCCACGGTGTCCCTTCGTAATCAGTTGTGGGAAACCCAACTGTTCCCGAAGGCCGTGGGTTGGCTCGATTCTCTGTTGACTGGAGTACTTCCCAGTTATCCAGAAGTCGAACCAACCAGCCCAGTGCTAGGGCGCCACACATGGAATCCCCTTGGGGAGTTTATGTGTTCTCGGCTTCAGATCCCCCTCGTCAGGGGATATGTCGTCAAGTCTCGCCTTCCGGAATCCAAACTGGAAGGCTCGGGCGCTCTAGTCAAGTACTTCCTCAAGAGAGGGGTAACTCCCTTTGGCGAGGCTGAGCACTTGATCCGTGCTGGACGTCCCGTAGCCGTCGACATCAAGCTACGGAAGGCCTCTTTGCGTTAGCAGAGAGGGGGCTTATCCAGCCCAGCAGGGAGATTGTATATCTCCTTGGACCGCAAGGTCCGAGGGAGATGTACTCTTGTTCATAGGCG